TACTGATGTGAAAGACGCATTCTTTATATTTGACGAACAACGCGCAATCGGTTATGGTAAATGGGGCATGGCATTCATTCATATTGCTCGTAAGAACAATTGGATAATGTTAACCGCAACGCCAGGTGATGTTTGGATGGATTGGATGTGTATTTTCATAGCCAATAACTTCTATCGAAACAAAACTGATTTTGTGGATCAGCATGTGGAGTACAATCCATATTCTAAGTTTCCTCAAATTCGAAGATACCATAAGACCGATAAATTAGAAAGGTTCCGACGTTATTTAGCAGTTCCAATGCAAGACTTTAGAACTACTAAATTGCATCGTAAGTATATTAATGCCGACTTCGATAAGGATTTATACAAATCTGTAATCAAGAGTCGCTTTAATCCATATACTGAAGAACCTATTATGAATGCTTCAGAATTCACACAAGTTCTTCGTCGTGTTATTAATACAAGCGAACGCCGTAGAATTCATGCGAAGCAAGAGATAATGACTCGTGATAGAGTCATAGTCTTTTATAACTACACCTATGAACTTGATATTCTCAAAGAGATTTGTCAAGAATTAAATAGGGCATATTATCAATGGAACGGTCAAAAGCATGAAGCTATACCAGACGCTGAAACCTGGGTATATCTAGTGCAATACACGGCCGGAGCCGAGGGATGGAACTGTATAACTACTGATACGATTCTATTTTACTCGCTTAACTATTCTTACCGAATAATGGAGCAATCGGAAGGACGAATTAATCGAGTGAATACCTCCTTTGAAGATCTTTATTACGTGTATTTGAAGTCCCCGGCTTCTATTGATGATGCTATCGAACGCTCCATTCGAAGCAAGAAGAAATTTAATGAAAGGAATTGGGTGGAGAACACATGTCCAAACTGGAACGAGATTTCCAAAAACAATTGATTAAAGATATTAAGACTCGAATCCCTGAAGCTATTGTTAAGAAGAACGATCCTAACTATATTCAAGGCATTCCTGACTTATCTGTTGACGTTGGGCCATATTCCTATCATTTGGAAGTGAAGAAATCGGCTAAAGCCCCATATCGACCGAATCAAGAGTATTATTTAAATCATTATAATACAAACGGCGGTTGGGCTCGAACCATTTATCCAGAGAACAAGGAGGAAGTACTCAATGAAATGGAACAGACATCCAGAGTACGAGGGTCGTCACTCATTCCTTAGTGCGAGCCAATGTCACTGGTTAAATTACACACCAGACAAGATAATTAGCAGATTCGAAAACGAACAGGCTAAGCAACGTGGAACTGAATTACACGAATTTGCTAGTGAAGCAATTCGACACAGAATCAAATTGATGCCTGGTAATACTCACCCGGCCGTTGCTAATTTTGTAAATGACGCTATTGGATATCGTATGGATAGTGAAGTACTATTATTTTATAGTCCCTATGCATTTGGTACTGCCGATGCTATTCGTTATGAACCTCCTAAGAAAGATAATCCTCGTGGATTTCTTAGAATTCATGATTTGAAGACTGGTGTTACCAAACCTAAAATGGAGCAGCTATTAGTTTATGCTGCTTATTTCTGCTTGGAATATGGTGTTAAACCCGAGAAGACGGATTTTGAACTCCGTATTTATCAAGATAATGACATCAAGACATATATTCCAGAAGCAGAAGACGTGTATGACGTATATCATACGATTAAAGAGTTCTCGGGAATTCTTGAAAGTAAACCTAAATAGAAAGGATATTGTTCATGAATCTGCAAGAAGCATATGATGATATGCTCGAACATAGAGGAACCCCGCACCAAGGTAGTATTCCACATAGTGGTCGTTATGCTTGGGGATCTGGCGAAAATTCATTTCAGCGGGCTACTTCATGGTCCGATAGAGTTGTTAAATACAGGCGATCAGGATTATCCGATACGCAAATAGCAATGAAGCTAGGTATTACAACAACTGAATTCCGTAAAAGGAATAATATTGCAAAGCATGAGATTCGATTACATAATATTAGTCGAATCCAAGAATTAGCCGATCAAGGTTTAGGATCTATCGAGATATCTCGTAGAACAGGTATCCCTGAATCAACTGTACGTATGAATTTGGATGCGAAAGTGCGAAATAATGTAAATCGCATGGAACAAATTAAGACCGATATCAAAGGTCTTATTGAGAAGAATCCATATCTTGACGTTGGTTTAGGATCCGCGCAACAACTCGGTGTAAACGAAAGTACTCTTAAACGTGCTGTACAACAGTTGGAGTCCGAAGGATATCACAAACATACAGTATATGTTAAGAATGCTACAAACGATGACCACTGGGTTGAAATGAAAGTGTTGACTAAAGAAGCAGATCCTGCTGTTGTTAGGGAACACAAGCATGAAATCACACCTCCTCATATTCATACTGATGCTGAAGGTAAATCTTCATTAGGTCTTAAGCCTATTGAGCATATTGATTGGAAGCGTGTAGGTATTCGATATGATGAGCAAGGTGGTACGGACAAAGATGGTGTAATGGAATTACGTCCAGGAGTAAAAGACCTGGATCTTGGTAAGGCTCGTTATGCCCAAGTTCGTATTGGGGTTAATGGGACTCATTATTTAAAAGGTATGGCTGTCTATGGCGATCCTAAAGACTTCCCTAAAGGTGTCGATGTTATTTTCAACACCAACAAGAAGCAAGGGACTCCTAAAGAAAAAGTACTCAAACCTTTAAAAGATGATCCAGATAATCCGTTTGGTGCTACGATTAAGAAACAATCGGGAGCTATCAATAAAGTAAATGAGGAAGGTGACTGGAACACTTGGTCTAAAACATTATCTTCCCAGTTCTTATCTAAACAGCCACCAGCTTTAGTTAAAGGTCGTATCGAAAAGACATACGATAAACTAAAGAAAGAGTTTGATGAAATTAATGCACTAACAAATCCTGTCGTTAAGAAAGTAATGATGCAAGATTTTGTTGATGGGTTAACTGTTAAACGTCAACATCTTAAAATGGTTGGTTTCGATAGAATGAAAGGACAAGTATTATTACCTTTATCTGGTATTAAAGCTAACGAAGTATATGCTCCTAACTTTAAGAATGGTGAAAAGGTTGTACTTGTTCGTTATCCTCATGGTGGTATTTTCGAGTTACCAGAATTAACTGTTAATAATAAATTGGATAAAGGCCCAGCTAAATTTATGAAAGGCGCAAAGGATGCAATCGGTATTGATTCATCTGTAGCATCTAAATTATCTGGTGCCGATTTCGATGGCGACTCCGTTATGGTTATTCCTAACAACAATAATGGAATTAAAACAAGTCGATCTTTAAAAGAATTAAAGAACTTCGATTCCAAAAGTTATTATACTCCTAAGCCACCAAAGATTGATACTCAAAAACAAATGGGTGTTGTATCGAATCTTATTACAGACATGACTCTTAAAGGTGCATCACAATCCGAAATCGCTAGAGCGGTTAAACATTCAATGGTTGTTATTGATGCCGAGAAACATAGTCTGGATTATAAACGATCTGAACGAGAGAATAATATTGATCAGCTTAAAAAGAAATATCAAGAACATTATGATGTGGTAACTGGAAAGATATCTAGTGGAGCATCAACTCTTATTTCTAGATCGAAGACCGATTACCGTGAGACCGAGCACTGGTACAAGGAAAGAACTGCTGAAGAACTAGCTGCTAATCCTAGATTGGCTCCGAAGATCAAGAAAACAAAAACTATTTCCTTTACACCAAATGTTGATATGGTAGATGATGCTAAGAAACTAGGTTCTGGTACTGCTATTGAAAACATGTACGGTAATTACATCAACGCTCTTGGTAAGATGCGTACGAAAGGTGAGTCTATAATTAGTAAGACTCCTAACATGACCATGTCTAAGGAAGCTAAAGTCAAGTACAAGGATCAAGTTGAGTCTCTACAGAAGAAGCTTAATGACGCTTTGTACAACTCTCCTAGAGAACGTCAAGCTCAGCTCATGGCTAACAAGACTATTGCTGAGAAACGTACTCCTGACATGAGTAAAGACCAGATTAAGAAGCTTAAACAACAAGCTATTGCAGCAGCTCGTGTTAAGACTGGTGCTGATGGTAAGTCTACACGCATCTCTATTGACGATGATGAGTGGAAAGCTATTCAATCTGGAGCTGTCTCTAGCAAGATGCTAACAGATGTACTACGATTCGCTGACAGTGATCGTGTCAAACAGCTGGCTACTCCTCGTACAGAGAAGTCTATCAGCTTAGCTACTGCTAGTCGTGCTAAGACGATGCTTAAGAACGGTCATACCTATGCTGAAGTGGCCGATGCTTTGGGTATCAGTGTCTCTACTGTACAGGATCTATCATAGAAAGGAGGCCATACATGACATACAACATGGAACTACTAGAGCATGCCGACTATACTGAGCTCATGCCTGATGCTATGGCTGATGATCAAGTGACTGATGCTGAGTACGATCGTGAGACAACTGTTGATGCTATGCTAACCACATACGACAACCCATACAATCCATACACAGACTATGATGCTTGGTGGGAATGGGACAAGGACAATGGTTACAACACACCAGAACTCTTAGCTATGGTTCTTGGTGACACATCAGATGTACTTGATGCTGTCGAAGAAGCACAGCGCACTGCCGTTGCCATGAACTGGATCATCGATGAAGGTCCAATTGAAGGCGTTTGGACAACAATTAAAAAGAATGTTGCAACTCCCATTCGTCTTCCGACATCGCAGTCCGGAATCGTGACATTTGAAGGTGAATAAAACGCACCATTTCAAGTGACACCCCCAAGGGGAGGGTCGCACAAACTGCCCACCCCTCTGCATCGCCGCACCACCCTAAAATTTCCCCGGAGTGGTTTTTAAACCTAAAACTGGGTTTGAAGTATAGGGTAACTATTATGGAAAGAGAGAGAAGTATGTCATCAGAAGTACAAGCCCACTTCACAGGGCTACTAAAGTGGCTACTATCTCCTGAAGTTCTGTCACAGATCGGACTATACATCGGTATTGGAGCATCTATTGTTGGTTTTGCATCCAGAGTTTTCAAGAAATTGTGGGCTAAACTGGAAGCAAAGCAGAATGAGGAGATTGAAGGGATCAAAAACTCTATTACTGCATTAGCTATAAGCTTTGAAGAGATGCGAAAGACCCAAGAACGGGACTTTCTGCGATTACAGATAGTTACAGGAATCCATTCTGGCCGTCTGTCCAATAACGAGATCTTAACTTTGTATGACGAGTACTCCAGAAAAGGAGGAAACTCGTATGTCAGTCGTATAGTTAACGATTATGTTGACGAGAATAATATCAAGGAAGAAGGAAAACGCAATGCTAGGAAACATAATTAATTTGTTGGTCGCACTCAGTGCACTTTTACCAATCGTAATCGAGTTGGTTAAATACATTGGGGCATTGACTAACAATAAAAAAGTTTTAACCCTTGCGGAACGTGCGATGATTATCGTTTCTTCACTTGATTCCTTGGGTATCGCAAATGAAGCTAAGAAACAAGAAGCTCTCGGAAAGTTAACAAACTTTGCAAATGAGGTTGGTATCAATTTATCATTGTCTCAAGCAGAGGACTATGTCGAGAACGCTGTTCAAACTTTGCGCAGACTTCAGGGTGAAGTGAAGCCTAATTCGGAGGTGTCTAACAATGCCCCGAAGAAGAAATGAAACGGACGACATCCGTCAAGCTTTAACGCCAGAAGGAAGAATGCTAAAACTAACAAAAAAGGCATTCGATCTGGCAGAAAGACAGTTAGACGATGGTACTATCGCTCCAAGTACGTTAAACGCGTTACTTAAGTATGGTACTGTCGAAAATGAACTCCAGTTGGAGAGTTTGAGAACCAAGAACAAATTAGATAGTTCTAGGGTCTCATTGATCGATAGCGAAGTTAAAGGAAAGGGTGATAGTCAGGAAGTTATCAATGCTATCCGTGGCTATATGCCGTCAGAGGAATTGTGATGAGCGACAGAAGAAGTATGTTTGAAGATTTTTCATACAAGAAACTATTAGCCATAGACAGCTTTGGAGATCGACTCAATTACCTATCGTTATACAAACGTGGGTATAGATCACCAAGACACATGTCGAATCCATTCTACAAGTCTCGGATTTGGCGTGATCTACGAGAAGAAATCATAGCGCGAGATCTTGGATACGATCTTGGAGTACCTGGTATACAAATACCCAACAAACAAGACATTATTGTCCACCATATGATTCCTCTAGAAGAGGATGACATACTGGAATGGCGGGAAGATATCATACTCAACCCTGATCTTCTAATTACAACTTCTAGAAATACTCACAACATTATCCACTACGGTGATAGATCCCAATCCATATTAATTGATCGCCAACCAGGAGATACAAAATTATGGTGAGGTAATTATATGTCTAAAATTTTAGACGATGTTAAAACAACATTGGATTTTGCCTCCGAAGAAGATACAGGATTCGACTCTAGATTACTTCTAGAGATTGATGGTGCATTAGGAACATTATCACAACTAACCAATGTGCATCCAGAAGTAGATGTGACAAAAGAAACCGAATGGGGTGAATTGTTGCATTCTTCCGATAAGCATTTACTAAGATTAGTAAAGCAATATGTCTATATTTCGGTTAGAATTATTTTCGACCCACCAACAGGTTCTGTATTGACAACCCTAACGAGCAGTTTGAACAACCTTGCTCATAGGATTATTATTCAGAAGGAGGTATACAATGCAAAACCAGAATGATTTGGTTTCAGTAGATTCTTCTTACGATTTTATCGAACACTTTGGAATCAAAGGCATGAAGTGGGGTTTTAGAAAGAGTAGAAGCTCTAAAACTAGAGCCAAACGTCGAGCTAAAAACTCGGCAAAAACATCTGCCAAATGGAAAAAGAAATATCAGAACCGGGCTTCAATGACCGATAAAGATATTCGCAGAGCAACCGAACGATTGCGGTTAGAAAATGACTTTGCAGAACAAATCAAACGTAGTTCACAAGTTACTATGAAGCCTGCTAATAAAGACAGCTTCTTCCGTGATATCGCTCGTACTGCAGTTGGTTCCGCCGTACAAGGTACTGTTAAGAAAACCGTTGATTATGGTTTCAATGGTGTAACAGGCGGTAAAAAGAAGAATTAAACAAAGGGAGTTAATTTTTGGTACTTTCTAACAAAGCATATCCGGAAGAGTATATGAAGTTTAAGGAGCAAGTTCTTAGAGGTGAAATTCCGGTCAATCGGATGGTATCACTGGAAATGAACCGTATCGATTTCTTAATCGAGTCGCCGGATTATTACTATGATAGTAAAGCGATTGAGGGCTTTGTAAGATTTTGCGAAAATGAGATGACCCTCACCGACGGTAGTGACGTAACTCTTCTGCCGTCGTTTAAACTCTGGGCCGAATGTGCCCTCGCATGGTTTTATGTCTCAGAGGATAAGGTTTACAACCCTAAACTCGGTAAATGGGAGATAAAATCAAAATTTAAGCGACTTGTCAATAAACAATTCTTAATTGTCGGACGGGGAGCTGCGAAATCAATGTATTCTACGTACATGCAAGCTTACATGTTACTTATAGATACAGCCACAACACACCAAATTGTCTGTGCTCCCACTATGAAACAGGCTGAGGAAATTATGGGACCGTTTAGAACGGCTTTGAGTCGAGCAAAAGGTCCTATGATTCGGTACATGATTCAAGGATCTAAGATGACCGGGAATCTCACCCAGAAACAGTTGCTAGCATCAACCAAGAAAGGTGTGGAGAATTTCGCAACAAACAGTTTGTTAGAGATTCGCCCAATGTCGGTCGATAAACTTCAAGGATTGCGTTGTAAGTATGCAGCGGTGGATGAATGGTTATCCGGTGAAGTTCGAGATAATGTTATCGGTGCGATCGAACAGGGTGCGTCTAAGAATGACAACTACCTTATTATAGCCACGTCGTCAGAGGGTACAGCCCGGGACGGTGTTGGTGATACAATCAAAATGGAGCTAACTGACATACTAGAAGGTAGATACTTTAACCCGCACGTTTCTATATGGTACTACAGACTTGACGATGTTCGAGAAGTAGCTCACCCAGAAACATGGCTTAAAGCAAATCCAAATCTTGGAGCTACTGTTAGTTACGAAACATATCGACGAGAAGTGGAACGAGCGGAGACTCAACCATCTACTAGAGCCGATACGCTAGCTAAGCGTTTTGGTATTCCTGTTGAAGGTTACACATATTTCTTTGTGTACGAGGAGACTATTCCTCATAGACCTCAAAACTTCGATGGCCTCGAATGTGCTATGGGAGGAGACCTTTCACAAGGGGACGACTTCTGTGCGTTTACATTCTTATTCCCATTAGGTCGAGGCAGATTTGGAGTTAAGACCAGATCATATGTATGTGAGTCTAAGCTTAAGAAATTGACATCTGCAATGCGTAACAAATACGATACTTTCATTGATGAAGGTACTCTTATCGTTATGCCCGACGTTGTATTAGATATGAATAAGGTATACGACGACCTAACAAACTTTATATATCAACACAACTACGTCGTTTACTCATTTGGTTTCGACCCATATAATGCTCGAGAGTTTGTTGAGCGTTGGTCTAGAGATAATGGTGAGTATGGCGTAGAGAAGATTATCCAAGGAGCTCGTACAGAATCTGTACCTATGGGTGAGTTGAAGAACTTGGCTATGGAACGTCAATTAATATTCGACGAAGAGCTTATGAAGTTCGCAATGGGTAATGCTGTTGCTATTCAGGATAATAATGGTAACTACAAGTTATCTAAACGAAGATCTGATGAAAAGATCGATAATGTAGCCGCACTGATCGACGCATGGGTAGCGTTTAAACGCAACATGGATCTATACGCGGCTTAGAGAGGCCAATATGAGTATTTTTACCGATGGATTGACTCATGCTTGGGCTATGTTTTCACGAACACAATCCTCCTCAAATCTTGTTGAGACTGACGAACCTTTTCAATTGTCTTTGGAACCCCGTGCATTGAGTCCTAACACTTCTATTCCGGGTCGTTCCTTTAGTCGTTCGTCGATCGCATCAATGATCTTTAACCGTATCGCTATGGATGCCGCAATGGTTAAATTCCAACACGTCAAGTTAGCACCAGATGGTGAGAACCAAGAGGTTCAAAAGACCTCGGCATTACAGCGACTGTTCGATGTCGAGATGAATCTCGACCAATCTTCAACCGACTTCTTCCATGATTTAGTGTATTCACTATTTGACGATGGAGTAGTTGCAGCAGTCCCATTGGAAGCAACCGTAGACCCATCTAAATCTGACTCGTACGATATTAAGTCGATGCGTGTTGGTAAGATTTTGGAATGGTATCCAACGAAGGTACGTGTTAAAATTTATAACGAGGAAAAAGGGAATTTCTCAGAGATTATTGTACCTAAGAAAATGTGTGCTATAATCGAGAACCCTCTAGCTAACATTGTCGGATCTGAAAATCCAACAATGGCTCGTTTACTTCAGAAACTAGCTGTTTTAGATGCTCATGACAGAGAAGCTATCGCTAATAAGTGGAACATGATTCTACAATTACCGGTGCCTGTTCGTAATGACATCAAGCGTAGAGAAGCCGACGCTCGTATTCAAGATATTGAAGAACAGCTATCGAAATCTTCGACTGGTATTGCATATGTTGCCGCCGATGAAAAGATTACTCAGTTAAATAGACCGATCAACACCAACTTGATGGAAGAGATCAAATACTTAACTGAGGAATTACTTTCCCAAATCGGTTTAACAAAAGCCGTATTCGACGGAACTGCTAATGCAGAACAAATGCAAAACTATTATACTCGTACGATCGATCCGATTGTTACCCGTATTCAAGAAGAATTTCAAAGAAAATTTATCACCAAGACTGGTTATACACAAGGTCATCGTATTGTGACTTACAACGATCCATTTAAGCTTGTTCCTACGAGTCAACTTGCCACAATTGGAGATTCATTACTTCGTAACCGTATTCTAACATCCAATGAGTTCCGTGCGGTTATCGGGTATGGTCCGATTTCTGATCCTATGGCAGATCAATTGTATAATCCAAATATTGCTGATAATAATCAAGACGTTTCTGTACCTGGGTCGGTCGCGTCCCCTGAAGAAGGTCAAGGTATGGATCCCTCACAAATGGATCCTGACGGCTATCAACAATACCTTGATTACATTCAAAATGGCGGCAAATAATTGATGGAGGTTAATCGTATAATGGGAAAACATCCTAAGTATGATTTCGCGGGTTATGTAACCCGAAATGACATGCGTTGTACAGACGGTGTCACCATCCGTCATGGAGCCTTCAAAGAAAATGATGGAAAGCGAGTGCCTCTGGTTTGGTCACACGACCCGAGCACTCCTGAAAACGTCATTGGACATGTTGAGCTACAACATGCGGATGAAGGTGTTTACGGACGCGGGTATTTTAACAATACCCAAAATGCCAAGAACGCCAAGGAACTTGTACAACATGGTGATATCATGCATATGTCTATTGGGGCTAACCGTATCAAGCGGACTCCAGCAAATGACGTAATTCATGGTAACATCTATGAAGTATCGCTAGTGCTTGCGGGAGCAAATCCCGGGGCTGTTATTACTGAAGTGTTACAACACTCAGCTAATCCAGAAGAAGGAGAAGTTATTTTAATGGAAAGTAACGAACTTATTCACTCAGCAAGCGACGTCCTTGTGGGTAATGATCGAGTTAGTTTGTTTGATCGTATCCGACACGCAGACGAAGGCACTGAGAGCGAAGTTCTTGACGAAGTTTTAGGAACTTTGAACGAAGATCAACAAGAAGCAGTTGCTATCTTGACTGAAGCTGCTGCTAATGCAGCCCTCGAAGCTCACGAAGAAGCTGTGGCAAAAGACTTTGATGAAGCCGTAGATTCTCGTGTAAACGAAATTCTTGAAGAGTTGGCTGAAGAAGCTGACGATGAAGATGACGATGATGAAATCGAACAATCTGACAATGGAGGAACATTGATGCACTACAACGCATTTGAACAAAACACAAACAACAACGAAGAGATCCGTCACTCGTTGACAGAAGCAATGCAAACTGCCCAAAACCGTGGTCTCAAACTAAGTAACATTCTTGCCGAAGTTGAAGATGGAGATGTTCTTAAACACTCTATGAACAACATCGATAAGTTGTTCCCAGATCACCAACTTCAAGGTGGAGTACAAGTAATCTACTCACCAAACACTGCTACAGAACATATCTTGTCTAAGGTAACTAAAGTTCCAACAGCATTTGTTAAGTCTATCATGACTGACTTGTCTGACCTTACTGACGAACAACTTCGTGCGAAAGGTTACATCAAAGGAACTGAGAAGAAAGAACAAATCATCTCATTCCTTTCTCGTAAAACAGACCCACAAACAATCTATAAAAAACAATCAATCGACCGTGATGATGCTATCGATATCGGTCAACAATTGAACGTTGCTGCTTTCTTTAACCAAGAAATGCGAATCAAGTTGAATGACGAAGTCGCTCAAGCAATCATGGTAACCGATGGACGTGCTACTGGTGACGCCGCTAAGATTAAAGAAGACAAGATCCGCCCTATCAGTAAGGATGACGACTTCTACACAATCAAAGCAACTTACAACCCAGACATGCTTCTCGACTTGTTCGAAACTGTTGCCAATGAGAAAACTAAGATGCTTGGTTCAGGAACTCCATCACTTTACGTGAATCCATTGTTCTTGACTAAACTTCGTTTCCTCCGCAATAAGAATGAGCAATGGGTATTTGGTGGTCAACAACCTGCTACTAAAGAATACCTCGCATCACTATTCGGCGTTGCTGAAATCGTTGAAACTAACTTCTTGAAACCTGATGAAATGATCATGGTTAACCTTGCTGACTACCAAATCGGTACTAACAAGGGTGGTGAAGTTAACACATTCGAACACTTCGATATCGACTACAACAAACAGAAATACTTGATTGAAACTCGTCTTTCAGGTGCGCTTGTTCGTGCTAAAGCTGCGGTTTACTTCAAACCTGCTGCTAAAGGTGGTCGTCCAGCAGAAGCTGCTGCATCTGGAACAGAATCAACTCGAGTAGGTGGATAATGAAATATTCTGGTAATGCTGGTTTTCGATTGAAAGATGTTGAAGTCGAACCAGATGTTTATGAACCAAAATTGGTTGTTAAACGAGTGCGCGGAGATGTGATCAGTTCTAGATACCGACGCGATCAAAATGGCGACAAATCTACTATTGACAACATCCGCATTACCAACCAAATTTCATTAGTTGCCGATCAATTCTTCATGAAGCATATTTCAAATTTGCTTTATATGGAATACCAAGGGGTGAAATGGAAAGTCGAAAGTTTCGATGTAAGTAGAGCCCCTAGAGTTATTGTGGATTTAGGAGGAGTTTATAATGAGCAAGAGAATGCTTATCCGGGACGTTCTGATGAAAGCAATTCAGAAGTCTAATGAGGATTATAAACTCTTTTATAATCCAGTAAGTAACACAAATCTCACATATCCTTGTATCTTATACAAAAGATCTGCTGTGAGACAAAGACATGCTGACAACATCCGATATCATACTCATGAGAGTTATCAGATTACGGTTATTGATAAGCGTGTCGAATCGCCTGTTATAGACGTACTTCTCGAGGAACAATATTGTGTTTACGAGAATGAGTTTATAGTAGACAATATGCATCATACAATTTTAAAGATTAACACAGGAGGATTAGCTAATGGCTAAACTTAAGTTTGACGAACTTGGAAAACGTTTTTATGAAACTGGTGTGTCCGAAGCGGTGTTGTTCCCACAAGACCCATCAGGTACATACCCTAAAGGTATCGCTTGGAACGGTATCACTGCTGCTAACGAATCTCCTTCAGGAGCTGAAGCAAACGACCAATACGCAGACAACATCAAATACTTGTCTCTTACTGGTGCTGAAAACTTTGAAGGTACTATCGAAGCATTCAGCTCTCCAGAAGAGTTCGACGAATGTGATGGTATGAAATCAATCGTTAAAGGTGCTGTTGCTCACCAACAAAACCGTCGCCCATTTGGATTCGCATTCAAATCAATCCTTGGTAACGATACCAAAGGTAACGAATACGGATACAAACTTCACTTGTGGTACGGTTGTAAAGCTGCTCCATCAGAACGTTCACACGCTACTGTAAATGACAGCCCAGAACCACAAAACCCATCATGGTCAATTTCTTCAACTCCAGTAGTTGTTCCTGGCCACAAACCAACTTCAGTAATCACAATTGATTCTACTCAAGTTGAAGCGACTAAGATGCAAAAAGTATTGGACGCTGTATATGGTACAGATGATGCTGAACCATATCTTCCATTGCCAGAAAAAGTAATCGAATTGCTTACTTAATAAAGGGTTAAATTAAAAGGAGGTATTTACTCATATGTTAAAAGAAAACGTTAAATATTTGGACTTCGACGGCGTTGAACAAACTGAAACTTTGTATTTCAATATCAACCGTATGGAATTGATCGCTATGCAAGCTCGCTATGGTAAAGAAGATATGGCTAAGTATATCGAACGAATCGTGCAAGAACAAGACTTTGCTAAGATTCATGATTTGCTTAACGATATCATCTTGACTGCCTACGGTAAGAAATCTGAAGATGGTAAACGATTCCTTAAGAGCGAAGAAATCAAGGAAGAATTCCGCACATCATTGGCTTATGAAGCACTTGTTGAAAGCTTCTTTGACGATGAAGGAGCAACTCTTGGTAAATTCGTTCAAGGAATTACATCAACAATTCGTGGATTAGAATCAGCAGCTGCACCTGCAGCACAATAATGGGATGGCGGTCTTTTTTACCCCCCTTCCTTTTTTTT